ATACCGTTCTTGGCTTTATATATGCCCATCAATTAACCCCATCGTTAAAACCGTCAGATAAGCCGTCAGACCCTGTTTGAGTTCGCAGCAAGTCAGATACTGCTTCTGTACTCATTGGCGCAGTTGCAGGGTCTACTAAAGGTGATTGGTTGAAGTACCTTCGGAAATCTGGGTTGTCGCTGCCTGCGGCGATGTCAGAAAACAAACGTGGGTTTTGTCTTGTACCAAACTCTTGATCCATTTCAAAAATCTGATTTTCAAGGTTTTCACCAAGGCTTATGTAATACGCCTCCACGAAGTCTAAAGCTCTCTTCAACTCTTCTGGTGTTTGCGCTTGGTCTAGTGAACGTATTGATTTTTGCAGGGCTTCAAGTTCCTGAACCGCCACCTGACCCAGCGCACCGCCTGTTTTGTTGTCAGGGTCAGTTCGCATAGCCTGTAGTTTGTCAAAACCAATTCGTGCTTGTAGGGTTGCCAGCTTCTGCTTTAGCGTTTTACCCTCAGTAAACCAGTAGTCTTGTAAGGCGTTGCCCACCAAACCAGAACCGCCTTTATCAATCGATGCTTTAGCTTCATCAATAAGCTCTTGTATTTCAGATGTTTTAGAGTTCCAAGAGTCTATCTTTCGAGAGTAGCCTCCTCGCTCGTTGAAATACGTTGCTTGATCCTTTTTATACAAACCGAACATCTCACCAAACTGTCCAAGATCTGCGTCTGTTCTGTAATCTTCTAATGTGCCAAGTTTTCTGTTATCGCCACCGTCCGGCCCGACATCAACAATCTCGGTCAACCCCGTTGCTTTGTTTTCTCTTAGTTCAATGTTCTTCTTAAACTTGAGCAAGTCGAAGTTAGGCTGGCCCGCTTGTACGGTTTTATACCAATCGTTAAAAGACTCTGAGGTGTAGTAAGTGGGGTTAACTTTTGCAACCCCAGCAAGAAGGTTTTCACGCGCACTTTTACCTGAGCTTGTTCTTGCGTTTAGTCGGTTAGTGTCAGCCACAAACCTGTCATTCCGCATCTTCTCTAAGGCAGCAAACCGACCATCCCTTGCTGCGTCATACAGCTTGGCATTCTCCCCATTCAAAGCATCAAGCTCTTTTAGACGCTGCTCATGGCGTGACTGCGCTTCGCGGCTAGGGTCGTTGCTAAAAGCCTGACCGCCGGACAGGATGTTGAAGGGCAAACCTATGGTGTTTCTCGCCACATCGGTCACGGTGTCTCTGAAGCGGAACATAGGATCGCTTAGTTGTTCCTGCGCTCTTGCTGTCTCTCTAGCACGCTCTTGATCAGCCAACCTTTCGTAGTATCGACGGGTTGCAGCCGCTGGATCGCTGTACGTTTGAGGGCCAAGTTGTTGCGTTGGCGCTCCTAGACCACCCTCTGGGGGAAGCATTGTGGTTTGGCGAGGCAGAGCAGTCATGGTTTGTTGTGCAAACTCCTGCGCCACCAAGTTGTTAGCCTGCGGAGTGAACGCTTGCGTTATAGGCTTGGTCTCGCTCAAGAACGCCACGTTATCGAGAGTCTCTTCGTCTTTTGCGGTAACGAGATCCAACGCGCCACGGTTAGTGAAGCTGTCGGCTATGTAGCTGAATATACCCATTACTTTTCCTCTTTAAGAGCCTCCGAATCCGAATCCGACATTCGTGCTGCTGGACTTTCCCTTGCTGCTTGAAGTTGCGCTAGACAAGTTATTTGGCGCACCAACGATTTGGTTGTAGAAATTAAGCGAGTTAAAAGGTGACATGCCTTGGCGGAATTGCTGATTGTAGAGTTGCTGCTCGAAGTCCCTACCGTACTGCCCGCTTGCAAGTTGTTGACCCACGCCAGTGTTGAACATACCGGCACCCGCTTGCATATCGCTTGTACCCTGCGCCCCAAGGCGTGCAGCCAAGCTGGCACCAAACTGTTGGTTCATCATGTTGTTGTTGAATGCGTCTTGACCTACGCTGGTTCCAAATTGACGGCCTTGGTTAAATTGACCGGCGTTAAACTGGTTGCCTTGCTGCTGTCTGCCGAGGTTAGACTCAAGCTGAGATGCACCGATTCCGTATCCTTGACTAAGAAGTCTGTTCTGCGCCCCAGCGTTAAACTGATTGGCTTGCTGATTAAAACCCGCGTTGGCCTGATTGGCTCCTTGCTGGAACCCAGCGTTTTGCGCTGCACGATTTGACTCGATGCCGAGCGCTTGGTTATACGCATTGCCTCGCATTTGCGACGAAATATCCGCTGATCTGTCGTTAGCTCCACGGGTAGCAATTGCGTCCATAACAGCGCGTCTGCTTGATCCGCTGTTGCCGGATGACGCAGCGTTAGCTGCAATACCGGTAAGTTGGTTCTCGTTTAAGTTGCGAGATATGTCTCTTGTTGCAGCGTTAATTTGACCCTGCAAAACATCGTTATTAATGTAGTTGCTCAGGTTGCTTTGATCAAACCCTTGGTTAACAGCAGCGTTCATGTTTGCGGCGTCGGCGGTGCTGGCGCTATTTGCCATGTTTTCGGCCATTCCCATATCAACGCCTGAACCTTGAGCAATGTCACCTTGAGCGACACCACCAGCGTACGCATTACCCGCGCCGAAAGCAGTGGGAATGGCTCCTCCTCCTCTCGGCGAGTACCCTCCAGTGTTCATTGCCTGATTCGCAAAGTTCAAAGCCGACATGGAACCTCCAGCCAGTGCAGAGCCAGACCCCATAAGGCCAGCGCCTGCGCCCGCTTGCATATTTCCGCCCATGTATTGGTTTTGCAATGCGTTAGCTAGGTTTGGGTTGATACCGGCAACGCCCTCAACCGGCATACCTTGATTGTTTAGCTGCTGCGCCTGCCCTCGAATATCGCTCAAATACGGCTGCTGCGAAGGGTCAACAAATGTGTTTGATGCGCTGTTGGAGCTACTTTTTGATTTGCTTTTTCCGAATGAAAATAAACCCATTTTTTTTTCCTATGCTATATGCGTCCAAGAGTTTGTATCGTAGTAATAGAGTCCCCTGCCAGATCCAGGGTTCCAAGCCGTCCCGTCCGCGAACACCACCTGCCCCGTCTCTGGCTTCGATGGCTCAATTGTGAGAACCGGCAGCGTTGTAGTTTGACCGGCAACGGTAAAGCCGTTAGCAATCCTGTTTAATTCTTGAACCAGCCAGCTACGCAGGCCCACCGCGCTATCTGCCGATGTGCTTGAAGGGATGTAGCTCATCTTCCTGCTACCTCTTGAACGTCGATGTCGAGGCCGGTTAAGCGCCAATAATCGGACGCTGAGTTTGATTCAATTCGCAGCGCGAAGTACCTGCCGCTGGTGCGGAAGTCGATCTTGTGATCGGACTCGACGCTGAAGGTCTTATCGACTTGCCAGCGTATGCCGTCCTGTGGCGCATCGGATATACCGACCTGCACGCGCACGGTTCCGGTTCCCTCCATTTGAGGCATGATTCCCGCGATTTGCTTAATGTTGCGCGTTGACTTACCCAGCACCTGATCCAAGTCGATCTTTGTGGCTTCGAGGAATGCAGGCATTGCGATGCCCGACAGCCCCGTGGTGTCGTTCATCGTGCGAATCTTGTTATCGACGGAGTCGGCAGCGAAGAGCTTTATATTGTTTGCTTGAGTTCCGAGAGACACGTTTGACCAGTAGTCGGTTGACGTGTTCCAAGAGGCGGTCGAGTTTGTGTAGTTACCCGAAGTGTCCATGCGATCAGCGACCGTCAGCGCCCTAGCATTTGGTAGGTCGATAAACGTGAAGGCATCTTGAGTCCAGTTGTAGACCAGCGCACGGTTTGCCGACTGCGAGTCGGCGGCGTCATCGTCGGCGTAGCAAACCCATACTTCGGTCGTGTCTGGGATGGTTTGGCAGAAAATTGACCGCGTATCGCTTAGGTCGTTAAAGAACGTGCGCCGCACCTTGTTGTCTACAATGCTGCGCTTTTGTGAGCCGTCGTGCAGGTAGATGTCGTTCTGGCCCACGACTACATGACCGTTGGGTATCGAAGCCACAGCGCCTCTGTTGATTATCCCATCGTCGCTGAAGACCTCGCGGAAGCTGAAGACCAACGGGAAGCCGATGAAGTCCATAGCGAACACGCCCCGCTCGGCGTAGATAATGTTGGAGTTGTTCAAAGTAAGTTGATCAACAAGCTCGCCGTTCGAGCCGCCAAGCGTAGTCTCGCCTGACAAGTTGGTGGTGCTTGTAATGTCGTAGCTTCCAGGGATTCCAGACGGGTCGTACTCGTCCGACCAGCGGACGGTGAATGGTCTATTATTTGAACCGTCAACGTACCCCGTCATGACCAAGAAACTGTTGAATGGCTTCAGGCACTGCGTGACCAAGTTGCTGGGCCACGAGGGTAGATCGGCAAATCGAGTGCCGGAAGGCAGCATGTACTGCGGTGCATCTGCCCCATTGTTCATCATCATTGCCGTGCCAAGCTGCGCGCCCTGCCAGCGTGGCGAGTTAGAGTAGCTTGTGGCGTCGGAGGTTTTGGTCACGTTCGTGACCGTAGTCCCATCGAAGCGGTAGAGCTTGTTGAGACTCCCGATCACCAACGTGTTGTTTCCGCCGTAGAGCCATCCCTGCACGGCGGTGGGAGAAAAACTTAGCGACTCACGAACGCTGTGCCCTAGCGCCTTGCCGATCCGCCCGCTGTGAAAGGTCACATTGTTACCGTCAGGAAACTGCGTCAAAGAAAGATCGTAAGGATCTTGATCTGTGATGATGCCGCCTGCGCCGATTTTTCTTAGTGATATGTATGGCATCAGATGTAATCCTGCTGCGCTTTTAATGTTACCTGTTTAGCCGCGACTTGAGAGCCGTTGATAAAAGCTCTAGCCGTAACGACCGAAGTCGTTGTCCCCACTCCCGCACTAGCAAGTCGGCTCACCGACACATCACAAAAAGTTCCGAATGCCTGTGTTGTAGCTGTCGCGCCCGAATCCTGACTAAAAGTCCAAGTTACGGATGAAGTTGGATTTGTTCGAATTCTAGCTTTTGCTGTGGCAGTCCCAGAAGGGTTATAGTTAAGAGCGTTTAGCATAATGACTTGATTTGTACCGTTTAAGTTTCCAATCAATGCCGAAACGGTAAGACTCATCCGCGACCAAACAAGCTGGCTTCCGACATAGACGGAGTTAATCACCGTGCTACCGATTCGGATGTCTGTGATGTTTGTCCCGCCAACAGCAATAGGCATCGTTACGTCCTGAAGTAAATCGTGTTTGCGTTACTGCCGGACTGGGAGGTGCTGATGCTGAAACCGTCAACGCTCCCTGCGGCGCAGCCCGCCGCGAGAGCAACAATTTCAGACGCTGTTTGGTCTGCCGTAGCGCCGCTCTCTATTCCTGCCAGCTTGCTGTTCAAGGTGCTTGTAAAATTAATTTGAGTCAGTCCGCCGTTGCCAACCGAATAGGTGGTGTTGGTGTCGGTGAAAAGAGCGCCACTTGGCACGTTAGTTAGAACCTGCGAGTTATTAACCTTTCCGTCCAAGGCAGTCTGCAAGCCGTCTATGTTTGAGATGACGTGGTTGTGCGAATCATCTGCAACAGCGGCAGTCAAAGTGACGTTTGCGTCCCCGCGAATAGAAACGCTGCCGCTTAGGTCGCCGCCAAGCGTAATCGTTCTTGCCGTTGCCCAGCGTCCAGCGGTTCCGGCGCTGCCGGTCACGTTACCCGTTACGTTACCTGTCACGTTGCCTGTAAGAGCGGCTGTCACCGTTCCGGCGGTGAAATTACCGGAGCCGTCGCGCTTGACGATAGTGCTGGCAGTGTTGGCGTTAGTCGCCGCGTTGGCTGCCGAGATCGCGCTATTTATGTCTGTGTGCGAGCCGGTAACCGCGCCGGTCACGTTAGGAAACGTGGCCTTGATTGTAGTCTTTAGAAGGCGAATGTGATCGTCGCCCTGACTGATGTTGTCGGAGCCTGTGGGGTTTGTCACCACCAAGCTGTTTATATATGAGCCGGATTCAAGTGCCATTAGCGGCTTACTCCTTTTGTTTTTTCAAACGAGCGCATCGCGCCAAGCCCCAACATCCCCATGAGGACAGGCATCATGGTGTCGAGCGGCACAAGCGGAATGCTCACGTCAATGTCTAGCAGCGCCAGTACAAAATTGGCGAAAGGTATGACCATGAAGTTACCTGCCATGCCCATCACGCAGACCCAGCCAACCGCCGGTCTCCATCCACTGACCCACAAGCTAGAGCTTGCCGCCTCGACCTTGTTGACCTCTATCTGAGCCTTGGCTATGTCGTTAGCGTGCTTCTCAGCCATCGTGGCGATCTCGTGAGCCAGTGCCTTAGACTTATCCTTGTCCTCAACAAACTCAGAGATCAGTCCTGTGACCGGCCCGATCAATTCGCCTAGTAATTTCATACCGCAACCCCGCTAACTAGCAGCCCAACAAAAACCGTCATGCCCAGCCAGAACAACCTCTCGCCCTTACCCAGAGTGAACTCCTGCACCGCATTCTGTGACTCAAGCTCATCAAGTCGGCTGTCCAGTTGCTGCACCTGCTCGTGAATCCTGTCGTTGTGCTTCAGGATAGTCGTAACGCGCTCCTCGATACGGGCCAGCGAGACTAGTGCGTCATTGATCGTGTCGAGCTTCTCCTCGAATCGCGTTAGCCGCTGCTCGACATCCACTAGCTGTATTGCCATATCATCGGGTCTGTGTCGCGTGTATCGACGTGAATAAACGTCTTCGCCACACCAATGCCCTTAAACACGCCCAGCTTGATGGCGTTGCTCACAATAGCGTGCCGCTGCGCCCCACCTGTGACCTTGATGTCCGCCGCAACACCCAGAGTGTGCTGCCCAGGTCTTGCCTTAGCGGACTCGGCGCTGTGGGACGGCGAGCGGTAACCCGATGTAATTATGAACGGAAAGCCGCAAACGCCGCGCAGGTCATCTAAAGCCGATACGAAGTCGTATCGGATCTCGTTCTCGCCGGTCTCGCTGCACGCAAAGTCCTCGATTTTGAAATATCGAAAGTCCATAAGGCTCCAAAGGGGTTGTGTGCTGTCGCCGGACGGCGGTGTAGCAGGCTAGATGTTGTCGATTCTACTGAAAGTTGTTTCTAAATCAAAGGCTTACACATAGTAAAAATCTGGGTCTCTTCGATATGCGTCTATCAATCGAGGCGTCTGCAAAAGATTTCCTGCGACATCTGGCTGAAACTTGAACACCGTCACCGCAACCCTTTTACCGATATCCCCCGTGACCGAGTGCGGTATAGACCCGTTGTGGAAGTACCACTTGTTCTTTTCGTAACAGACCGTGTCTACGACCGGCCCTTCCATATCTTCTTTGAAGTGCGTCAAAGCACCATCACCGTGGACAACGCAGTTGTAAGACCACTCACGGATCGTGTCAGTATGAAAAGGTGCATTTCCGGCATCAAGACGTTGAAGCGCCACCATCCACTGGCAGTCTATTTTTATTGGCAGTTTTTGCTCAACCCAATCCCTCAAAGAGCGAGGTGTTAGGATGAAGTTGAACGCGGGGTGCCTAAAAATGCCAGGGATTGCTCTACTGCCCGAGCATCCCCAATGCGACAAACTGGCAACCATTTCGTCAGGCAGCGCAGGCCACGGCATTTCTTCGTAGTAGCTAACCACTAAACCGCTCAGTCGCGTTGTAGAAAGCCGTCTCGCCCTCAAAATACTTCACCATTTTCGTGTAGCAGTCGCTCGGCAACCAATTTTGCACAGGCTCTCGGAACTCAGCAGGCACGCCGTTTGGGTTCATTTGTATGTTGGGGAAAGCCGCTGTTACGGCCTCACCTAACTTCGCCCCCAAAATGTTTTTTGTGACAGCTTCAACGTCTTGCCAGTGGTACGCCGTGGCAACTTGTTGATCCCCCACGAAGAAGTAGTCCCTGAAGGAAAAATCTGCGTAGTTCATTCTAGCAAACAGTGACGAGTTAGGAAAAAATGGCCGTGGTGTAGCTCCGTTTCTTACAAGGTTGCACAGTTGCTCCAAAGGGTCTGCCGATGAATCTAAAATTCCCGAGTGTCTAGCCAAGAAAAACGCTGATACCCAACGCTCAAACGGCTCGCGTATGAATCCGAAAGCGGTGTACTCGCTAAGTTCTTCGGCGGTTAGCGCCCCCGTCTTAATCAAGGCAGAGGGAAATGCGTGGTAATCCTTTATGGTTTTAGCGTTTATCGGGCTTGTCAGGGAGTAAACGAGATCGCTCTCGTCCGTTATGTCTGAATCTAAGATCGCTTGCTGGACAGAGTTTGACGCAGTTCGAGGCACCGCCACGAACAACAGCTTATGTTTCTTTGACAAGTACATCAGGCGGCTCCGGTGGTGTCAGCGTACCCCGATTCAACAAGGGCTTCCGGCGTCAGTTTGCGGATCAAAGCCTCCTGCTTCGGGCCTACAGTTCTACCTTTCCATCGCGCCGCTACGGTTGTTGGCGTTAACCCTTCTCTCCATTTCTGGAAAGCAAGCAGTCCAAACCCTGAGCTATCCGTTGTTTCTGCGTCTTTGAAATTTATTCCAGCGCCGTGAGACCTCCCCTGAAACAATGTTTCGGATGCAGGGTAGTAAGTTGTTTTCTTAACAAAGCTGCCGCAGGGCGAGAAAGAATCAAGACGCATCTTAATAACCTCCACGTCGGGGTGCTCATGTATCGGTAGGTTTGGGTTTGGATGAATCAAGTACAACTCGACTTGGAACTGGCCGCTGCGGAACAGCGCGAACGAAGTCGCATCGTCGCTTAAATGAACTTTCTCGGCTGGAGGAGCAATTGGGCATCCAGCGCTGACCCACCATTTGCAGAATTCGTTGACAGAATCCCATTCTGGCAGAACAACACCCTCTAATGGATTCGGTATGACTACGCCTTGATGGATCTTTGACAGCTTAATCAAAGTTATTGCTCTGGGATGTTTTCAAAATTTCTTTCTGTAAGTGCTTGATCGCCTTTCACCTTCAAAAGTTGCGCTTTATGCCCTCCTTCTAAAATCTGGTCGAGAAAAGCGGTTCCGCCTTGCGCTGCTAGCGCCCACTCCAGAATCATGACCTGAGTCAGACTGTCGTAAGCCGTATACGAATCTTGAGACAGAGAGTTCGTATCCAAATACGTTTCAACCATAGCGGTGGAGGAAACGCTTGTGTCAGCTTTATCAAAAAAAGTTATCTGCCACATCACTCGTTTCACAACGTCTTTTGCGAAATCTTGTTGATCGATGACGTGAATCGCTGTTAAGCCCATAGCGTAATCAGTTTCCATTAGTTTGTTCCGCCGTAGAAATTGGACATTGAAATAGTTCCGCTGGTTGGGACGTTCGTATTAACTGCTGTTGAGTTATTTATTTCTCTGTAAAAATTAAAGAACTGACCAGTGTAGATGTTTATAGAACTTTGACTTACTTTGTAATACGTCGTGTTGCCGACTGTTATAGACGAAGGATTACCTGTAGTGCCGCTTACAACTGTTGTTCCAGCCCACGATATAAAGTTTTGTCCGCTCTGAATTATTCTAACCCACGAGTAGCCCCCACCTGTGTTTTCGTTGTAAGTTCCGCTAGACGGCTCGCGGGTTATGCTGCCTGACGTGGTGGGAACATTAGCGCCGCCACGGTAATACTCGGACATCGAAATCGGGTTGCTGCCGCCGTACTCAGCCTGCACTTGGCTGAGCGATATTGCCCCAGAGGTCTGAAGCGTCATTAGTCAGAATCAGGAAAAAAAGCAGCGTGAACCGACTGCACAAAGGCTGGTGCAGACGAAACGTCCGAATCTGCATCTAAAATTACTTGAGTATTATCATCGTAATCGACCTGCATACCCTCACCGTCATCGGTTGGTTTGGCGTCGGCTGACCACCATGTGATGGTTCTTGCGTTAGGCATTTTTTAATTCCTCAATCTCTGCTTTCAAATCTTTAACCTGCTGTGTCAGATCCTTCACCGCTTCAACCAATAGCGCGGTGGCGTTGCCGTAGTTGACCCCATACTGGTCAACGTCCTCGGCGTAGGTCACAAGCTCGGGCACCACCTCGTTGACCTCTTGAGCGATAAAACCGATTTGCTTGGTTTTTTCTGGGTCATCGATCTTGTTGTAGTACACACCGCGCAAGGCGTTAACCTTGTCCAGTGCAGAGTCGAGGGTGACGATGTTCTCTTTAATACGTCGATCTGAGTAGGCGGTGATGTTGCCAGTTGAATAGATGGCTCCGGTGACATAAAGACCATAACTGCTTGATGTGGTGGAATCACAAACACCAAGACAGTTGTTGCCTACATGGTGATATATGTGCCAACGGCCATTAGCTTGACGGTACAGGCCACCGTTGCCTGAGCTGTCATACATGATTGCAACATCGCCACCGCTACCAAACAGTATGCCGTCATAGCCACTCCTAGAACCCGTTGTCCTCCATGTCGCGTAGCTTGTGGAGGCATT